GCAGATGCTCAAAAGTCTCTTAAAGAAGGGGCACTAAAAACTACTACACAACAACAAATAAACACTGCATCTAAAAAAGAAGGATTAACACCAGAACAAACTAAAGCAGTATCAGGGTCTTCTAATGCAGCAACATCAACAGAAACAGGAAGTCAACAAGGAGCACTAGATCAAAACCAACTTGATTTTATTAATGAGGATTTAAAAAGCATAAAGTCAAGACCCGAATACAATAAAAAAGAACCGATTATATACCCAATTGGATTAAAATCAGAATATCAAGATTGTATAAAATTTTCGATTGTAAAGTATAATCCATCAGGTCTTAAAGGATTTGGGCAAGGAAACAGAGATCTAAGAAGAGTAAATATTAGTAATGGAATCCCATCTCCAAAAGGTAGAGAAAAGGAAATAATAGGAACAATCGTATTACCAATCCCAGGAGGAATATCTGACAGCAATCGAGTAGGTTGGTCAGACTCTAAATTAAATGATTTGGATCAAGCATTAGGAAAATTATTTACAACAGGAGTAACTGGAGGAGATATTGGTGCCGAATTTAAACGTCAAACAACAGCGGCTGCAAAAGAGGGTAGTGGTGCTAGAACTGGAATAATTGGAAAAGTTGCCGAAGGTGTTATTGGCGCAGAAGGTGGTTTTATGCAAAGACAATTTGGCGCAATAATAAATCCAAACTTAGAACTACTTTTTAATTCTCCAGATCTTCGTCAGTTTTCTTTTAGTTTTAGATTATCACCACGTTCAGGTCCAGAAGCAGAAAGAGTTAGAAAAATTATTAGAGCATTTAAACAATCAATGTCTGTAAAAAGATCTAATTCATCATTCTTATTACAGACACCACATACTTTTGCAATTTCTTACATTTTTAAGAAAGAAAATCACCCATACTTAAATAAATTTAAAGAGTGTGCATTAACAAGTTGTAATGTAAACTACACGCCAGAGGGAACATATATGTCTTTTGATGATTCAAATAATCCCTCAATGGTTTCATATCAACTTGACTTGACTTTCCAAGAACTCGAACCAATTTATGATGATGATTATACAGATCTTGACGAAAATAAAGATACTAAAATAGGTTACTAAAATGCCAAGTTACTTCCGTCAAGTTCCAAACTTTGAATACATTAGCAGACTTCCGGATGCTAAGATTGGAGATTATGCGCCACTTAAGAACTTATTCAAGAAAGGAAAACTTAGAGAAGATATTTTTCAAGATCTAGCATTCTTTACAAAATATCAAATCAAAGGTAATGATCGTCCCGATAATGTTGCGTTTGAAGTTTACCAAGACTCCAGTCTTGATTGGTTAGTTTTACTCTGCAACAATATCGTTAACATTCAAACAGAATGGCCGTTACCTCAACAACAGTTTGATGAATATATGTTGGAAAAATATGGAAACTATGATACTCTATATGGCGGTATTCATCATTATGAAACAGCAGAAATTAAAAATAGTCAAGAAGTTGTAATTGTTCCTGCCGGTCTACAAATCAGTTCTCCATACTCTGTAAGTTTTTATGACTACTTTGCAGATAAACAAGTTGATAGTGGAAACATAGCAGTTCCAGTTACAAACTATGAGTATGAAGAAAAATTAGAAAATGATAAGAGAAATATTTTTATCTTAAAATCCCAATACTTAAATATTGTTCTTAATGATATGAGTGATATTATGCCTTACAAAAAAGGGTCCTCACAGTATGTTAGTGAGGACCTTAAGAGAGGAGATAATATTAAACTTTATTCTTGATCAATCTTCAGCAAGACGCTGGAAGTAAGCAAGAGCATCATCTTCATCCTCATCAACTTCTTTAGTAACAACAGGAAGTGAAGGAGACTTGGAACGGGCATAGGATTGCTCCAGTTCTTCTACCACTTTACTCTCAGCAGTTTTCTCAGCATACCCATCATATTCAGTTTCTTCTTCAACAGAAGACATACGGGGAGTGCCTTTCTGTCCAAGAACATACTTCAAACGCTTATCCAGGTCTTCATATGACTTGAACTGATCAGGAGCAGTGATAGCAGTCAGAGAATACTGCTTCTTCCAAAGTGCTTCCAGAGCATCGTCGTCGTCCAGCAGAGGGGCAACACGATCAAACTCAGACTTATCATAGTTCCAATAACCATCCTTCTTCACTAGCTTCAGTTTGAAGTTAGCACCTTGCCAGAAGTCAAAAGGATTGATAGGAGTCTCATCTTCAAACTCAGGTTGCATTGCTTCCATAACCTTATCAAAGATCTTCTTACCATACTTAAACAGGAAGACACGACCTTCGTTAGCAGGATTCGCAGGATCCTTAACCACATAGATGTTGCTGTAGTAAGACAGTTTACGCTTCTGCTTACGCACAGTTTCTTTATTTGCTTCTGAACCGCTGTTCCAGAGTTCACGATTGTATTCTGAAACAGGATCTTTCTGACCAACAGTGGTCAGAGAGTTTTCAATGTACCAACCACCAGGACCTTGAAAGGCATGGGAATACATTTTTGCCCAAGGAAGTTCTTCACCTTCAGGGGCAGGAAGAAAACGGATAACGGCATAACCATTACCAGTCTTATCCATTTCGGGTTTCCAGAGACGCTCATCAGCGCCACCAGAAGTTGTGCTCATCTTCTCTACTTCTTTTACCAGTTTCGCAGTCAGCGAACCAAGAGAAGATTGTTTCTTAAGATCTGAAAAGGACATTAGATTACCTCGTATTTGTACAGATTTGGCTTTTGTGTACCTTGTTATTCTACAGGTCAGAACCTGTTTTGTCAATTTGTTTTTTCATCACCTCAAGCATCTTGGACATATTGTTCAAGATGATATTCATATCAGTTCCAGGAGGAAGACCCATCATAACAGCAGAACTTGTAATGCGTTCTTTCATTTCAACTGCTTCAGGATCATCAGACAAACTCAGTCTTGTATAAAGAACTTTTTGTTTATCTAAAAGTTTTTCCAGAAGTTCTACGTGTTGAAGTTTTTCTTCTTTAGACATTCCAGGAAACTTGAAGACGTTTGAATAAACTTCTTCTTGTAACTCACTTATCTCAGTCATCTCAGCACGGACGACTTCGGAATTAAAAAAACTCATTGGTCTCCTATAACAATTTCCTTCAAGATAGTCTTATAACGCGGTACATTAATATGTAGGAAGGGAGAATACTTTTTCATTTTCATACTGACGGATTCCCACACCGGATCTTTCAAATTAGTATCAAACTGTTTTCGAAATTCTAGGATTTGATCTAGAACCACTAAGGATTCAATTGATACTTCTCCACTTAGAAACTTTTTTAAAACAATAGGATGTCCTCGTTTTGTTCTAAAGACATCATCTATTTTTGTTTCGCCAAAAAGTTTTTCACATTCTTCTTTAAAAATATATGAAAGTGATTGCGTTCTTTTCTTCCATTGTGTGTATCTCTCATCACCTTCTTTTATCATTTCCCCTATCCAAAGCTTACTTGGATCAGTGCTAGTGATGAAGTTTGATACAAAAAATTCTTCAACTTCTTTATCTGTTTTTTGTCTTGCAATCTTTTCAAACCAAAAACGATCTTTACGCTTATAAAAAGATTGCACTGTTGCACGACTTTTACCACAGTATTTGTGGTAGTCATAACTATCTTTGGTGAAATGATTCTTCAAAGACAGATAACACTTATAGGCATCAAACGGCATCATTCATTAAAGTGGTAGTTTCGCTCTGGAACTCCTCTTTAGAAAATTAAGTTCCATTGCTTCATACTTAATTTTTTCTTTCAATGGTTTTGAAATCAGTTTAGGAACTGATTCTACATCAATGTTGTTTTGTTCACAGAAATGAACAACTGCATCAATGTAATTCATATCAGGATTTGCTTGCACAAGTTTTTCAATCTCTTGTGCAAAACGAGATGGGCAGAAGAATTTACTTTCTAGAACCTTTTCTAATTCATTCTCCATCTGACCTAGTATTGTGAGATACAAATTCTTTAATATAACGAACTAATAACTTAATATAATCCCCTTTGTTCCTTTTGTCAAATACTTTAACTTCACCACCAGGAGTGACCATTAAAGTGATTAATTTTTTGATGGGGATTTCTGTAAGTTCATAGTAAGCAGCAGCATAAAACATTTCTTGAACGAAATAGTTTTCAATCCACTCTTCAGGTTTAATTTTTTCGGATGTCTTGAAGTCAATGACTGCAAGTTCTCCTTCGTATTCTGCAATACAATCAACTCGTCCAGCAAGTCCAAGGTATTCAGAATAAAGAGTTCGCTCAATTGCGTGTATATTATTTATCTTATCAAGTTCCGGTTTAAGATGATAGAACATAAACTTTGTTAGGGGTTGATAATCATCCCAGTTCAGTTCTTTATTTTCCAAATAATCCTGACAGACTTGATGAAAATCTGTTCCTCTTGCCGTTGCTCTTTTAGTAATACGATTTGCTTCTTCAAGCCCAACGCGCTCACGCCACTTTACAAAGATTTGGCGATTATAAAAAGACGTTACAGATGTAATGGATGGCACCCAGTTTCCATTAGGAAGATTATAGAGACGGATGCCATTTTGTTCTTTCTTTTCTAATTCAAGTTCACCTAGGTAATTATGATGAATAAAACTCATATGTTTAGTTCCAGTTTTGCAAGAATGTATTCCTTAACGAGTCCAGAACGAACAATATCTTCTGCACCGAATTCAATAACATTAAATGATGGCATAATGCGAAGAATTCTCATAAAGTCAATGATGCCATTCTTCTCATTTGTTTTTACTAAGTCTGATTGAGTAGCATCACCACAGAACATAATCTTAGAGTTTTCTCCAACACGAGTGATGATTGAATCAAGTTCGTGAAAATTTAAGTTCTGAAATTCATCTACAATAATGATTGCATTGTCCAGAGTAGTTCCGCGAATAAAAGAAGTACTCCAAAAACTAATCGTTCCTTGAGTTTTGAGGTTTCCATAGAGCATTTCAAACGAAGCATCGTCTGGCATTTCAAACATATACTTCACCATATTCTTATAAGGAATTTGATAAAGTGAGGATTTGTCTTCGTGATCTCCAGGAAGAAATCCGATTTCTCTTGTTGCTACTAGAGAACGAACAATATAGATCTTCTCATAAGGAGATCTTTCATCAAGAACATCTTTAAGTGCATTATAGAGTGCAATGAAAGTTTTACCTGTTCCTGCACAACCATATGCAACAATGTTTTGATCTTGTTTGTAGTCTTTAAAAAACTGTTCTTGATTATCTGTTAGCGGTTCAATAGCCCGCATAATATCAAGATTGATTGGTTTTTTGCGTTTCATTTGACGGTTACTCATACCAAATGGAACAGGTGTCTTTGGAGTATTTCTTTTAGCAGGCATATTAATTAAATTGGTTTAACTTTAGATCCAGGTGCTTTTGAAGCTTTATGCAATACATCATTCCATCCAGGATGAGACTTTTTAAGACGATCATAAATCTCACCAATTTCTGCTGCATTTGGGCAAGTTGATGGATCTGACCAATCTCTATCCCAATCTGGATTATCTTTTTTCCACTGGTCCCAGTCGTGAACACTCATTGTCACTTCTTTTTGTTCGCCAGTTTCTTTATTATAAACAGGGTATGTTGCCAAATCTAATCCTCCATAGTATGTAAGGGTATTTATTCAATAGTGATAGAAGGAGCATCCACACATTCAGCACATCCATTACGAGTCCATCCAAGTGCTTCAGATACTGCAGGAAACTGGCAAGTAAAGATGCAACGAATCAATTCTGCAATCTCCATATGTTCCTTCTGTGTCCCGTGAGAAGAACGCAGATCAATGTAGTGTATCCAAGACCGCACAGAACCGGTCATATAGAGGCGTGTAGGCGTTGCTAAAGGCAGTACAAACCTTGCACACTCCTTTGCCACTCCTTTCTCTAGGAGGCGATTGTAGAGGCGTAGAGATGCCTCAAAATGAATTCTGATATCTTCTAGAAGAGTTAGTTTCAAATAATCTGGAATATCATCGATACTGTTCTGACGGTTCTTATTATCTTGCCTACGTAGTTCTGGCAAAGGAATAGACTTTCCTAGAAGACTTGCATCTGCATATCGTTGTGAAAATTCCTGATATGTAAAGGACCTATGACGTAGAATCTGAGCTGCGATACCGCGAGTAGTATTAATCTCTACAGTCATGGATGCTTGCTCAAAGATTGACCAATGCTGATGTTGAATACAATATTTTAGAAGTCCAGAAAACTTTTCATTTTGTTGATTATTAGGATTACTTACCCGAGCACAATATGCCATATGCTTCTCCGCATCAGGAGTAACACTAATGAGTTTAACTTCGGGTTTCATAAATTCAAACTCAGTCGGGATATCCATCATCGTCTCCGTCATAAAATACTTCGTCGTAATCAGTAAGGTGTGGTGCTATTTCTTCGTAGTTCATCTTGTATGAATCAACATCAGAATAAACTTCCGATTTGAGACACTCTACAAGAGACTCAAGGTTTCTTACAATCAGTTTGAGTTTTTCTTTATCCATAAGATAGTATTCTCTATGAGAATTTTAACATAAAAAAAGGGGGGGATCAACCCCCCGTTTCTATTTGAATAAAAATTGAATATAAAGAGACAGTAACACTATTACAACCGCAGATCCTGCGGCAATTTGTAATATTACAAACATCACTTTACTCCAACGAGTTGTGCTAGTTGTGCTTGATGACGACGCTCTTCTTTTTGTTTTTGTTCTTTGATAAGTTGAAGGAAGTTAAGTTTCTTCATTTGTGTCCCTCCTTTACAAACTTAACACCACGATAGGTTTCGTTGTATTGTTGGGGTTGTTGTTGCATTTGCTGTTGGTATTCAATACGCTTTTGAGTATCGTATTCAACACCACGGTATACGACTTTAGACATTAGGGTTCTCCTTAGTTTTTTAAGTTAAAGAGCGTTCCTTCAGTCGGCGTTTGCGTTCGCTATTTGCAAATAGTGAATGAACGATCCGTTCCGCGTCGGCTTACTTCCGTTCCCGTTGGGAATGAACGTGTAGACAGTTTACTTTGCCTTTCGTATATAGTCAAGCACTTTTGTAACATTTGTTACCGTTCAATGTAACTTAACGTGTGATCGGTTGCATAAAGTTGTTGAATAATGATATCGCATCCAATTTTTGGATTACATTCTCCACAAGTATAAACATCCACTGCTGCTTTACCTTCCTCAGGCCAAGTGTGAATACTTATGTGACTTTCCGATAGCAGACAAATAACAGTAACTCCCTGCGGTTCAAACTTCTTTGAAATGGTTTGAATTACAGTAGCACCACTTACAATTGCTGCATTCTCCAGTAAATCAATAAGACAACGCTCGTCGTCCAAAAGAACAAACGAGCACCCATACAAATTAAGTAAGTAATGTTTTCCCATTATTCAATCGCTTCAGGATCTATCCCATATTCATTTAGTAATTTATCAATCTTCGTCTCTTGCCCTGATAGTTTTTCAATCTCAAAAATAGAAGATTTTTGATATTTTTTAAGTTTTTTATATTCTTTAATTAATTTATTTACTTCTCTATTTCTAATATAGAGTTTTAACTCTCTATCTTTTTTGGGACTAACGTCTCCTTTGAATCCACCGCTCATCTTTTTTTCTTTTTCTCAGGTTGTTTTATTCCCCAAAGTTTTGGGTTTGTTCTGCCATATCCAAAACTAATTTTTTGAATTACATTCGCACCGAATCTATCATAATACATATCAAAGATTCGAACTCTTGTTCCTCTCACCAAATCAATATGCTGTTCTCCGTTTACTGTATAGCAAATTAAATATGCATCAGTTGGGAAAGAAGAGTCTTTTGCTTGCGTAATCGTTGTTTTTTCTAAAAGAATTTCGCATCCATAAGCACTAGGCAGAATTGTCTTTTCTTCTTTTCCATATTCTGCCATACTCGTCTCCGTATCAGTTGCAATAGTCATACACGACCACCCCACTGAATGTCAGGATATGCTTCCTTTACATTCTCGTGACTTATTTTGTATTTAGTGGATAGTTTTTTATCTTTCGTAAGAATTAATACTTCTGCTTCTTTAGGATGAAGACCACGCAGAAGATTAATAAACATCATCTCTCTACGAATAGAGGTCAAACTATCATTACCACCTTTTACATAATGATAAAGATTTTGATATTCTCTGCGAAGAGATGTACGCCCACGTCCATCTAGATCCTGTCCTGTTGCAGATGCACCACCCGCAGCTTCCTTAGTAAGATTATCAGAAAGACTGCCAGTGTAGACAGATTGTTCATCAGCATTTCCATAAGGAACTTCACCCTCGGGGAGAAGACTGATGATTGATTCATCAAAGTTCCAAATAAAAACTGATTTTAAAGAGTCGTGTTGATAAGTTTTTAAAACTTCTACCTTTTTGGCATTACTTCTTTGCTTTGAAGCAAGTTCTAAAATCTCAAAAACAAAAGGATTTGTAGGAAGAGTGTCAATTGTTGTTTCAGTCGTCTTCTTCGTCTTCGTCGTAGTCATAATCGTTTTCAAATCTCACAGCTAAAATTTCGTCGGGTATTACATTCCCATTTGAATCAAACATCTCTGGATGCGTATAAACTGGTGATGTCTGGTAGAAATGCTCTTTCGCTAACCATCCTACCACACCTCCTACAAAAAAGAACATAATTGAGACCAATGTTCCTATGGTCAGAGTTACTGCTAGCATTTTTCTTCTCCAGAGAGTTTATTTTTTCCTAACATCAAAGTGAAATTCAATAAAAAAATGAAACTCTCTACGGAAAAGAGAGATCATCTTACCAAACTTCACTTGAAAAGTTTTTGGTTTTTCTGATCTTCTTCTCCTATTGCGTAGTAATAACTCAACACCCCGATTGATCTGGGGTTCTGAATTATTTAGTTTGTTTTTTGCGTCTTCCTGGTCGTCTATCATGACTATATTTCCAGGCATCTTCTAAGATACCGTACAAGTAGTTTCTTATTTTTCTTGCTTCGGGTTTTGGAATGTGCCCATAACCCTCACGAAGTTGTTTATGAATTTCATCAGCACCTCCTTCAAGATAATCATCAAGATCCGTTATAAGGTTGTTGATCTCGTTTGCGGTTTTGCTTTCAATGAACTCTTCAACTTCGTGTCTTCGTGATCCACGAATTTTTAAATAATCATAAAACTTCAAAACAAATTGTCCTTTGAAAGCATAGTCAATTGCTTTCTCAACATCACCATATACTTCGTGAAAGTTATTATCCATTAAACTAGATTTTGCTCCTTCAGATATTGAACAGTATCCGTGCATCCACCAATGTGGTTATCGTCTACAGTCACTTGAGGAAATGTAGAACCTTCACCAAATTCAGAATAAAACTCCTCACGAGTAAAATCTCTATTCAATTTGTAAACTACGTGCTGCAGTTCTGCTAACTCTAGCACCTGTTGAACTTTTGTGCAATATGGGCAGCCGTCTTTTGAATAAACTGTGAACTTCATAATTTTTTATAAACTGAAAGTTATTTAGCGTTAACTGGAATACCTTGACCTTCTGGCAATTTAATTTGTGGTAATAGATTATCCCAATATTCATCAAATTTTTCTGCAGGTACATCATGTACCACAACAATTTCAGACGTTGGAAGTGCTTTTGGAATTTCAATGTCCACAACAGGGCCCATTAAAAACTTATTGCGAGTATAAGTTCTATTCTGTGGGTCAAAAGAAATCATTGCAAGTGCATCAGACTCATCACCACAATCCAAAATCTTTCTTCCAGTCTTTTTATCAATCACAGAAAAATATTCTTCATTATACTTTTTCATTTTTAGAAGTCTTTTGAGTATTGTAATTTATCTTAGATGATCTGTAAAGTTGAGGCCAAGTGTCCCTAATAATTTCTGCCAACTTATAAGGTGTTGTGGACGATATCATATATCTTGCGTAATAGACATTATAAACATAAAGACTCCAAAAAGTATGAAACTTATGAGGATGAAGAACATAAAAAAAGGAGTTCTTGAGGAACTCCCTTATTTAGTTTTAGAGAGCATTTCCACGAGGTAAAACTTCTTCAGGAAACACAAAGTTCTCATGAGGTTGATCTACAGGTGCCATCCAGGCACGCAGACCTTCGTTCAGAAGAATGTTCTTCGTGTAGAACGTCTCAAACTCCGGATCCTCTGCTGCTCTAATCTCCTGACTTACAAAATCATAAGCACGTAGATTAAGGGCAAGACCAATGATACCAATGCTGGAAGTCCACAGACCCATGACAGGAACAAATAACATGAAGAAATGAAGCCAACGCTTGTTACTAAAAGCAATACCAAATATCTGTGACCAGAAGCGGTTCGCAGTAACCATTGAATACGTTTCTTCTTCCTGTGTAGGTTCAAATGCTTTGAAAGTGTTTGACTGTTCACTATCTTCATAAAGTGTATTCTCTACTGTTGCTCCATGAATCGCACAGAGTAGTGCTCCTCCTAGTATACCAGCAACTCCCATCATATGAAAGGGGTTGAGTGTCCAGTTATGAAAACCTTGCAAGAATAAGAGGAATCTAAAAATCGCAGCAACACCAAACGACGGCGCAAAGAACCAAGATGATTGTCCGAGTGGATACATGAGAAACACACTGACAAAAACAGCGATAGGCCCAGAAAACGCAATAGCATTGTACGGTCTAATTCCTACTAAACGAGCAATCTCAAACTGGCGAAGCATGAATCCGATTAGAGCGAAAGATCCGTGGAGTGCCACAAAAGGCCATAGTCCCCCAAGTTGGAACCAGCGGACGATATCCCCTTGAGCCTCAGGACCCCAGAGAAGAAGAAGAGAATGACCCATAGAATCTGCTGGAGTACTAACTGCCGCAGTAAGAAAGTTTGCACCCTCAAGATAGGAACTTGCCAACCCGTGAGTA